ACACGATAAACAAGCATCGCATCTTCAGATAATTGTAATTGTTTCCAGATTCTTCTCACTTTAGATTATTAGGTGATGATAGACGATTACCATATGGTACTTCAATGCTAGAAAAAGCGAGAAGAATCTGGAAACAATTACAATTATCTGAAGATGCGATGCTTGTTTATCGTGTAACGAGAGCACCAGAAAGAAGAGTATATAAAATATTTGTTGGTAATATTGATGAAGAAGATGTACCAGCATACGTTGATGAAATTGCTAATAGATTTAAAAGAACTCCAATTGTTGACCCACAAACGGGTCAAGTGGATTTAAGATATAATACATTAGCGAATGACCAGGATTACTTTATTCCTGTTAGAGATGAGAATGCTCCAAATCCAATTGATACATTAGCTGGTGCGGCAAACTTAGACCAAATTGCGGATATTCAATATTTACAAAGAAAATTATTTACAGCATTAAGAGTTCCTAAACAATTCTTGAACTTTGATGAAGCTCAAGGTGAAGGGAAAAATTTATCATTACAAGACGTTAGATTTTCTAGAACAATAAATAGAATCCAACAAGCGATGTTAGCTGAATTAAATAAAATTGCAATAATCCATTTATACCTATTAGGTTTTGAGGATGATTTAGATAATTTTACACTTACACTTAATAACCCATCAACTCAAGCTGAAATACTTAAGATTGAACAATTACAGTTGAAGATGACATTATATAAGGATGCAGTGTCTGATGCTGGTAATGGATTTGCACCAATGTCTATGACAAGAGCTCATAGAGAAATATTAGGTTGGAGTGATGATGAAATCAAACAAGATTTACTTGAGCAAAGAATAGAAAAAGCGGCTGCGGCTGAACTTGAGAATACTGGTCAAGTTATTAAGCATACAGGTATGTTTGATAAGGTTGATTCTGTATATGGTGATATGGATGCTGCATTATCTGGTGGTGAAGGTGCTGAAGGTGGTGATGAATCTGAAGGTGGTCCTACTGGTGGTGGAGGCGGTGGCGGCGGCTTCGGTGGCGGTGCATTAGATTTTGGTGGTGAAGAAGCGCCAGCTGAAGGTGAAGAAGCACCAGCTGAAGGTGAAGAAGCGCCAGCTGAAGAGGTACCAGTTGAAGGTGCAGTTGAAGCACCAGAACCAGCAGCCGAATCTATTAAAAATAAAGGTAATTTAATCATCGAACATGATGATAATGGTAAAATTAAACCTAAAAATAAAAAACAAAATACTAAACTTTTTAATAATTTAGTCAATTCAATAAGTAAAGTAGAAGATGATGTTATATTAAATGAGAGGGTTAAAGTTTATGATAAAAGCTTAAGAATAAACGAAGATATAAATAATGTGATTAAAGACATTGATAGAATGTTGGAGGAATAAGACTTTTTAAGGTATTTTACCATATTTATAATAAAAAAGAATTATGAATAATTTTGGTACGATAAAATCAACATACAATATTCTATTAGCTGAAGGTATTGCTAAAAAAACTAGTGATGGTAAAGTAGCATTTAAGAATTATATTAGAACAATAAAGGAAAACAAAGCATTGAAAACTCAATTCGATGTTTATTATTTTATTGAGAACAAAATTGAGTCTGATAAATTTAAAGCTTCAGAATACGTTAATGAATGTATTTCATTATTGGATGGTTTTTCAAAAAAAGAAATTAAAGATGTTAATTTTAAATTAACTGAAAACAAAATCTTTGGAACTATTGAAATTAAGCTAGATGATGCTAAGTCAAAATTATATGAAGATATTAATACATTAATTTTCACTAAGAAATCATCAACGAATATCGATAAGATTGTTAATGCAAAAAGTGGAATCGTTGATTATATACTAAACAATAAAAAAGTAGAAGTTAACGAATGGAATGGTTTACCTAATAGTATTATTTCAGAAATTGCGGTTGAGAAATTTAATGAACAATATTCTGATTTAACTGAATCAGAAATGAAAGCGGTTTCAGTTATTATGGGTGTTAATGAATCAGAAAAAGAAGAGTTATATAAATCATCAATAAAGGAGTGTTTAGAAATTATTAATAACAAATTAACAGAGTCATCTGGTGATATTAAAGAAAAGTTATTAGCAACCAAAGAAAATCTTTTAAATAGGGACTATAATAAAGAAACATTTATTTCAGATGTTTCAAAAATTATAGAATTAAAAAACAATCTAACTCAAAATTAAAAATGGAAATTAATTCACTAGTACAAATATTTGGTAGCGCTGGTGTCACATTTTATGTTATGTGGCTTTGGCTTCAAAGTATTCAACTTGAAAAAAAGGGGATAATTAATAAGTTAGAACTTGAACAAGAGAATAGAATAAAGGAATTGAAAGAGATGTTACCGTTACTAAATGATGCATCAAAAGGTTTACAAGATGTCATTAAAACAAATGATAATAAAAATCAAGAAGTAATTGAAACCATAATAAAACATATTGATGATAGAATTGAAATGATATCATCTAGATGTAATAATAAAGATATTAAATAGTATTATAGTTATGAATAATCAGTTACAGCTTACAGTTGCAAAATTAGAATTAAAACAACTAGAATTAGTTGAGAAATTATCAGAAAGACATAATGATTATGTTATTAGATTAATCCAATCAACCACTACGGATAAGTTTATTGCTGTAAATGGCGATTGGGAGCTTCTAACAGGTATTATGGAATATAGTTGCGTTGATAAAGGATGGGAGAATATAGTACCAAAACACGAATTAACATCAGTTATAAAACATATAGATAGTATTAAGAAGGGTGGTCAATATTTTGATGGGTTTAAATCAACTTTATACAAAAAAGATGGTGGTTTAATATCTGTATCTTGGAAGGGTAAATATTTCCCTGAAATTAAAGGTTTAGTGTTCATTGGTAGGGTTACTAGGGGTTGACTTATTGGTTTATTTTAAGTATAATTATTAAAAATTTAAAATATGCTTAAAACAGGAAAACAAATGAAACTAGAATTATTTAAAAATTATAAAATAACCACAGGAACTATAGATAATAAAAACCCAAAGGCAATGTATATCACTATTTCTGCCTGGGGTAAACCAAAAGTTGACGGAGAAATTAATTATTCTGATGTAATCAGAAAAATAAACAAACAAATAAAATCAAAACTATTTGATAATCTAGATAAAGGGTTATTTGAACCAAGTAGGTCAATTGTAGATTTGGATATGCGAAATTCTGGAATATCTTTTGACAAGAAAAGTTATATGAATTGTGAAATTACATTGTTTAAATTAAATAACTTCAAAATACAAGATAAAAAAATAAAAGAACATATAACTGAAATTATCACTAATATAATTGAAAGTGTTTTTGACGAATCGGAATACTTTGAATTCCATAAAACTAAAAAATAATAAAGCCCCGAATTAAGTTCGGGGTTTTTTGTTTTATATGGCATATTTATTAATAAAAAGTAATATGTCAGACATTAAAATATTAAAAGCTGGTGAGACTGGTTTTGGATTCATGGTTGAATCTGATGCTGGCTATATTTCACCTAGTGATATTAGAAACAAACCTTTTATAACTGAAATGAAAAGTTTGAATTCTGACTCACACCCTACTGTCAATGAACCACTGATTGTTTATGTTGTCTTACAGAAACACAGTGTTAAAAATAGAAATGGTAGGATATATCCAGAACCAATTCTTAAAAGAGAAAATGATAGGTATCAACAATTAATTAGAGAAAGAAGAGCAATAGGTGAATTAGACCACCCAGAGTCTTCAATTATAGCTGGTGATAGAGTATCACATAATATTATTGAAACGTGGTGGGAGGGTAAAACCTTAATGGGTAAAATGGAAATCTTAATGACTCCAGGTTATATTAATCTTGGTATTGTATCAACTAAAGGTGATGAAGTTGCAAATCTTTTAAGAAATAATATTATGATTGGTGTATCATCTAGAGGTGTTGGTTCATTAAGAGAAGTTAACGGTGACCATATTGTTCAAGAAGATTTTGAAATTATTTGTTGGGATATTGTAACTGCACCTAGTACACCTGGTTCTTGGATGTTTAAAGATAGAGCTGAATCTAAACCATTCGTTGAATCAGTTAAAATAGAAAAGAATTTATTAATCGATGGATTAAATAAATTTTTATTAGATTAAATAATAAATAATTTTTCAAAAATTAACTTTTTGATAAAATAAACATATTTATAAAGAAGTGAGGGGTAAAACCCTTTAATAATATTTAAAAAAACATTTAAAAATGGCAGAAAAAAATAAATCTATTATTGAAAGCGCTCTATTGGATGCGAAAAGAATCCAAGAGGCACTTAACGCCAACACAAAAGAAATACTTCGAAGTGTAGCTATCGAAGAAATTGATGGATTAGTGAAAGAATCTTTTGAAAAAGATTATGATGAAGAAGATGCTGATGAAACGACAGATGACGTTGAAGTGGGAACTGAGGTAGAAGATACTGAAGAAGAAATTGATACTGATGATGAAGTTACAACTGATGACTCAATAGAAGGTGATGACCTAGAAGGTAATGACGAAATGAGTATGAGCGCTGAGCCGCTTGGTGGAGACACGGTTGATATGACAGGAGCGTCTGACGATGCTGTTATCAGAGTTTATAAAGAACTTACTGGTGATAGTGAAATTGAAGTTGTTGTTGACGATGAAACAGGGGACATTAAACTATCCGTAAATGAACCAGGTAAATTTATTATCAAAACTGGTGCTGAAGAATCTGGAGTAGAACCTGAAGGTGATGCTGATGATTTTACAGCTGATGTTGATACTGATGAATTTTCTGCTGATGCATTTGGTGGTGGTGAAGAAGAAACTGAAGAAGTTGACGAAGTTATGTATGAAATCGCACTTGATGAGATGGAAAACATTGATGGTATTAAAGCTCCGTTGGGTAATGAAAATGACGATAACTGGGCTGGTGATAATTTAGAAGGTGGATTTGATGACGATATGGCTCATGCGAAAGCTGAAGGTGATATGGTTATGTCAGAATCTGAAGAAGAAGAATCTGAAGAAGAAGAAACTTTGGAAGAATCAATTCCAGTTGGTTCTGGTCAAGCACACAGATTACCAGGTAAAGCTAATATTGGCCAACCTAAAGGTGCTGGTGCGGATAACTTAAAAGAATCTAAGAAATCAACAATGTCTATTAATGAAGTTGCGAACAAATATAATAATCTGTTAGCTGAAACTAAAGATTTAAGAGGTAAAAATGAAGAATACAAAGAAGCTCTTAAACAATTTAGAACTATGTTAGCGGAGACAGTTGTTTTTAACTCTAATTTAACTTACGTAACTAAGTTATTTATGGAACAAACTACAACTAAAGATGAGAAACAAGGAATCTTAAAAAGATTTGACGAAGAAGTTTCAACTCTTAAAGAATCAAAAAAGTTATACAGAACGATTGTTAGTGAATTGTCTTCTAGAAAACCAATGACCGAATCAATCGATAGAAAATTAAATAAAGATGTTACAAGTGGTGTATCAAAACAATTAAATGAGTCTACCGCTTATATCGACAAAGAAACTCAAAGAATCAAAGATTTGATGAATAGAGTCGAAAAAAGATAATAATAATAAAAAAACAAAAAAAAATAAAATTATGTCACAATTTTTAAATTCAGGACAAGTTGGAAACATCGGATTAAACCACATGAAGGAAATCCGTAGACAAACACAATCTAAATGGGAATCTTTAGGATTCTTGGAAGGTCTTAAGGGCCACATTAAGGAAAACGTTGCTCAGTTATATGAGAACCAAGCTTCTTCAATTTTAACTGAAGCTACAGACTCTACGTCTTCAGGTTCTTTCGAAACTGTAGTTTTCCCAATCGTAAGAAGAGTTTTCTCTAAATTATTAGCTAATGATGTAGTATCTGTACAAGCTATGAACATGCCAATCGGTAAATTGTTCTTCTTCGTACCTCAAACTTCTTCAAGAGTTGATGCTAACGGAAACGCTGGTAACGATTACGCTACTACACCTTATGGAACTACTTACTCTGCACACACAGGTATGGGTGACCAATTACCAAGTTGTGTTCAACCAGTTGACGGTTGTACAGTAACTCCATACCAAGCTAAAAACTTGTACGATATTTTCTACAACGATGGTATGTTTGATAACTCTAAAGGTACATTGACTATCGCAGTTGGTGATGGAGTATTAAAAACTTTAGGTACTGATGGTAACTTTAATACAGTTGCTACTTTTGCATCACTTCCTACTGCAACTGATGGTTCAATTAGAAATGCAATTATTGCAATCTCTGGTTTCTCTGACGTTAGAGCTGGTAGATTATCAGGTCCAGACGGAAACGAAATGGATACTGAAGCTTTCTTAGCATCATTAATCATTGTTTCTGACAATGCATTACTTGACCAAGATGGTTTTGCGGTTGTTGCTGCTAATGGTTCAGTTCCATTCAGATTAGTAACTCAAAAATATGGTAAAGGTATCGTTTCTTATGGTGATATCTGTGATGCTGTTGGTGTTATGTATGTTGAATTAGATTTAACTCACCCAGCTGTTACTACTCCAACTTACGATGGTTATGTTGGTGTTACTGGTACAACTACAACTGCTCTAGATTTCTCAATCGCTTGGGGTCGTTATGATTCATTAGAATTAGAAACTGAAATGGGTGAAGTATCATTCAAATTGGATGAAGTTGTTGTTTCTGTAGAAGAAAGAAAACTAAGAGCTACATGGTCTCCAGAATTAGCTCAAGATGTTAGTGCATTCCACAACATCGATGCTGAGGCAGAATTAACAGCTATGCTTTCTGAGCAAGTTGCTGCTGAAATTGACCGTGAAATCTTAAGAGACTTAAGAAAAGCTG